CGATGGCAGTACTTGGTTTGTCGAGTTGAAAACCAAAGGCGGCAGGTTGTCAGTGTTGCAGAAGATGTTTGCTGACGACATGGCGTCGTTGAAACAGAACTATGCGTGTTTGTGGACAAAGGAACAGGTGGACGAATGGGCAAAGCGTACTACAACGAAATAGACCCGTATGCCGCGCAGTGGCTTCGGAATTTAATCGACGCGGGTCACATTGCGTCTGGTGATGTTGATACAAGGAGTATTGTGGATGTCAAGGCAAGCGATCTCACGGGATACACCCAATGCCATTTCTTTGCAGGCATCGGCGTCTGGAGCCATGCGTTACGTCAATCAGGATGGGCGGATAGTAGACCTGTTTGGACAGGTAGTTGCCCATGTCAACCCTTCAGCGTTGCAGGCAACGGCGAAGGAACAAACGACGAGCGCCACTTGTGGCCAGCTTGGTTTGAACTCATTAAGCAGTGCCGACCTGACGTTGTCTTTGGGGAACAAGTTGAAAGCGCGATTAAATACGGATGGCTCGATCTTGTTCAAGATGACGTGGAAAGAGAAGGTTACAGCCTTGGGGCTGCCGGTATCCCTGCTGCGGGCGTCGGTGCGCCGCATATCCGACACAGACTGTACTTCGTGGCGCAGTCCCCAGCGGTCAGACGGCGAGGGGGGGGTGATGGAAATACGACCGGGTACAGCGGGCAAATACAAACTGAGGGACGAAGCTCATCTGGCGAGCTGGCCAACGACATCGACGCGCGACCACAAGGGTGGGTACGGGGGGGGGCCGGATGAGGGACGGCAAGATCAGCACGGACACGTTGGACGTAACGGCACAACTGGCTTTTGGGCAGCCGCCGATTGGATCGACTGCAAAGACGGAAAAACCCGCCCAGTTGAATCCGGCACATTCCCGTTGGCTTATGGGGCTCCCGCCAGAGTGGGACGTTTGCGCGCCTACGGCAACGCCATCGTCCCGCAAGCCGCGCAAGCTTTCATAGAGGCTTATCTTGAAACTTAGACCCTACCAAGATGAAGCGGCTGACTTCTTGTACGAGCGCAACCGAGCCATGATCTTGGCTCCAGTTGGCGCTGGCAAGACAGCCATCACCTTGACGGCCATGCAAGACATGTTGGCCAACGGCGTGGTCAAGCGGTTCCTCGTCCTTGCCCCCAAGCGCGTCTGCACCGACGTGTGGCCAGTCGAGCAGCCCAAGTGGGCACCCGATGTGCCGGTGGCTGTGGCGGTGGGCACACCTGGCCAGCGACGCGCCGCGCTGGCGTCCAAGGCGCAGATCGTGGTGAGCAACTACGACAACATCCAATGGCTGGCCGAGCAGGCGCTGGACTTTGACGGCATCGTCTTTGACGAGCTGACGCGCTTGAAGAACCCCAGCGGCACACGTTTCAAGGCGCTGATGAAGGTCATCGACCCCATGGTCGTGCGCTGGGGCTTGACGGGCTCTTTCACCAGCAACGGCTTGGAAGACGTCTTTGGCCAGTGCAAGATCGTTGACCAAGGTTTGCTCGGCCGTAGCAAGGGCGCGTTCATGCAGCAGTACTTCGTGCTGATCAACCCCGACTTCGGCGAGTGGGCACCACGCGTTGGCGCGCTGGGGCAGGTCATGCAACGCATCAAGCCAGCCACTTACGTCTTGGAGCCAGGCGAGTACAAAGACCGGCTGCCGCCCATGCACGTGGTTGAGGTGCGGTGCGACCTGTACGACCGTGAGCCGTACGAGAAGATGAAGAAGGACTTTCAGGCGCTGGACGTGACCGCGATTAATGCGGGGGTTGTGACCGGCAAGTTGCAACAGATGGCCAGCGGGTTTGTTTACGACACGCGCAGGACGGCTTCTGAGATGCCTGGCAAGTTCGATTCTACGCAGACGCCGATCTGGTTCAGCGCGCACAAATTTGACCGACTTGAAGAGTTACTAGATGAAAACCAACACGCCAACACCATCATTGCTTACACGTATCAAGAAGAGCTTGCTGAGCTCAAGCGCCGCTACAAACACGCGGTCACCCTTGACGACAAAGACGCCATTCAACGTTGGAACGACGGGCAAGTCGAGCTTTTACTGGTGCATCCGAAATCCGCAGGGCACGGGCTCAACCTCCAGTTTGGCGGCTGTCGAATTGTTTTCTTGTCCTTGCCTTGGTCGTTGGAACTGTACGAGCAGACCGTCGGGCGTTTGCACCGATCAGGCCAGCGCCACGACGTCTGGGTCTACGTGATGATGGCCAACAAGACCGTGGACGAGAAGATTTGGGGCGCGCTACACGACAAGCGCGCTGTGTCGGATATTGCAATGGAGGCTTTGAAATGAGATTACTTAAGTGGAAGACCCAACTGAAGGCGGAGAAATCTATCCGCAAGATTTACCAGCGCGACTTCAACGCCGCATGGCGTAAGTTGAGCAAGAACATGGAAATGATTAAACAACTGGAGGACAAAATTGCAACTCACTTGGCGAAAACTAAACAATGATCTCAAGACCTTTGATGAGCAGAAGGTGTTGGACATGCTGAACCATGAGCGCGCCAACGCCAAGCGTTTGGTGGTGCTGGAGCGACTGCATCAACGCTACACCATGTTGCGGGCATCCAGAGAGCGTATTGAACTTTTACAGGAGGCCAAGCAACCATGAGCTGGATTGACACAACGCTGAAGTATTTCAAAGAGTTGACCAGGCCCAAGACGATCAACGAGATCATTGCCAAGGAACTGCGCGAGGCGATCATCAAGAAGCTGGAGGCGGAGAGCGCTGTCGAGTACGCGGCGTCTATCGTTACGTACAACGTCGAGCGCATTGGCAGACTACAGCGTCGGCTTAAAGAACATGAGGGGGAAGAATGATGTTTGACCGTTTACTCGTCGCAGCTCTTTGCGGGTGGCTCGGTGTGGCGGGCTTGTTGCCCGACCCTCCAGCAGCGCCTTTGACCGCCGCGCAGATACAGCAAAAGGGCAAGTACAAGTCGGTGAGCAACATTTGCCAGAAGAAGAAAAAGAGCAAGACAGTCAAAGAGATGTGCAGACGCTGGGAGGAACAAGCATGATTGAAGCGATCAGAACATTCTTCGGTAGGGTGCGTGGCCTACATGGCGACCGCAGCACAGTCGTCGAGCAGGGCTTGGTTTGGCGTTGTACGCAGTGCAACCTTATATTTCTAACCCGAACAAATGCGGAGCAGCACCCATGCCAAGACCAAAAAGTGAACTGACAAGCGTAGCCAAAAACATTGGGGTGCGCTTGATCCCAGCGCACTACGAAGAGTGGAAGAAACTGGGCGGGCCCAAATGGCTGCGCCAATTACTGTCGCAAAGCATCAAGGAGCGGAAAAGTGTTTGAAGTTTGGAGCCGTGAAACTCTGATAGCCTTCGCCAAGGAAGCCAACGAGAAGCTGCTGGAACAGGACGAGCGCATCCAGCAGTTGGAGCAAGACTTGAAAGACGCCATCAAGGCGTACAGGGAGCTGAACAATGGATGAAAAGTTCAACGAGATGGAACAGCAAGCCAGCCAACGCAAAGAAGCTGTGCGAGTGGCGCTGAACCCCTACCGCGACCAGGTGATCGAAGAGATAGCGCAGCACATTGAGAAGATGAAAGGTTTTGGCCCAGACACCCTTCACAGTTTTGCAATCTACATCAGGAGCCTGAAATGACCGACTACAGCAACTACGAAACACAACGCGCAATCTTGATCGAATACCTTCACGTGATGATTGCGCGGTGCGACTGGCACGGCGTCGCGGACGTCGCTATGGATCTGCGCGAACTTGAAGCCGAGGTTAAGCAACCAGCCCGTTCAGATACGTAGTCTTGCCCGCCACCTTGGTGGCGGTCAGCTCTTGCTTCTTCAGGTTGGCAGGGTCATACGACACATGCACCCAGCCGCTGTCTGGAATACCTGGCGTGTAGAACTCCAGAATCAATTGGGTGTAGTCTAAGTTGTCCATGATCCATTGCGCCAGATCGGCGTTGGCAACACCTGGGATCTCAATGTCAGCCGCCATGCCTTTGCAATGGTCGCTGGTCTTTGAGCCGCCAACAGCCGCGTTTGATTCAGGGCTGCGATAGGCGGAGTTCACCTTGACACCTTTGCCAAAGTGGTCACGCACGGGCTGGAGCACCTTCTCGCACAGCAGGCGCAGGTTCTCTGTGGCTTCATCATCTGGTGTGTTGTCCAAGTCCAAGCGCAGGGCTGTCTCAGACTTGGTCAGCTCATGCAGGGAGAAGTTGGGGGAGAGGTTCATTGGGCGCTCCTAGCGTTGTTGTACAGGGTGATGCAAGCGTTGAGTTTTTGAATGGCGCGGTCGCCTTCTTCGGCTATGGCGACAAGAGCTTTAGCAGTTTCTCGGTCAAGCTCGGCTGATGACGCTCCTCCACTATCTCCGGCGGTAGGGCTGGGATCTGCGGAGGCTGGTACGGGGCAGGTCGTTTTGACGCGCAGCCGCATAGCACCAGAATCAATAGCAGCATCGCGCTGTTTTGTAGCAGTCTTTGCTTTTTCATTTGTCTTCCTCAGTGCATCAGCAGTTGTTGTCACGGCCACGGTCAGGGCGGCTTCCTTGGCTCGGGCCTCGGCATTCAGGCGGTCAACCTCGGCTTGTTGGGCCTTGGCTTCAACGTGCTTGCCGTACCAATACCCGCCGCCGAAAGCCAGCAGCAAGGCAATCAATCCAGAGAGTAAACCCTTCATTTTTTGGTCACTTCTTCATCGTCATGAGACAGCTTGATGCCAGCCAACAAACCAATAAACCCGCCAACCACGGTTTGGAATGCAGGGCTGATGAGCTTGAAAATTTCAGTGTTGTCTACGAGGGGATCAAACAGACCAACCATCAACGTAAACACCATGCTGCAAACAACAATACACAAAGTTGAAGCGACCATCAGGGTGACTTTATAAGTCAGTTTGCCCCGTAGTGTTTGATCCATTTTCACCCCTCTGCCTTACCACGGACGTAGGCTTGCGCGGCCATGAAGGCCACCACAATGGTGCCCATTGCGGCGCAGTAGGTTGTGGCCAAGCCGTTCAAGGCGTTGACCTTCTCCAAGGTGACCAGCTCAGAGGCCAGATAAGCAATCAAGACTGGTGGTGCGGCAAGCGCGGCCCAAGACATGACACGCTGTTGGTCAGCCATCTTGTCCATGTTCTCGATCATCATCATGCGCTCGGAGCGCGCCAGTTCTTGGTCGGTCACCACGCCGTCGTGGTCGGTGTCGAACTGGTTGTAGCTGGAATCTTTCTCAAGTTGCTTTGTCATTTCGCTTCTCCTGCTCTATCTGTCGTCTTAATTTCTCAACCTTTTCCATCTGCTGTTTAACCTCATGCTTGGCCTCCAAGATGTCCAGGTACAGCATTGCGCCCAGCGGCAGCAAGAACGCTATCAAAACGCAACAGAATATGTACCCCATCAATTCTTCCCCCAACGACTCACGAGGATGAACCACAGCCACAGGTAAATCAGGAGGATAGACGTTGCTACCACTGCCGCCAACTTTGCTTGAAAGTTTCTTTCCTGCTCCCTGTGTAGCCATGCGTCTTGCCTTTTCTTTACCTCCTCCTTGAGTCTAGCTTTTTCTTGTTCCTGTGAGATGACCTCACGCATCTTATAAGTCTGAGAATACAAATCAGCAAGGCCAGGGGTTTGATACACCATGATCTCCCGAATTGTTGTTGAGAGCTGCTCCATCTGTTGCCTGCACATCACGCGATTCATTGCGCTTTCCATCATCTGCGCGTTGCTGATGCTGGGATCGTAGACCTTGGCCTTCTCCTCCTCCTCGCGCAGGTATGCGGTTAGCTGATCCTGCAAAGCCCAGAATTTACTGAGCTGCTTGATGATGTCGGCCATTGCCTGAGTCTCATCATAGGCAACGAACTTTTCCTTCTTTTTCGCCAAAGGCTTGGACGTGGTGGCTGCTGGCTTTGGAGCAAACAGCTTTTGCCACCAAGACTTGGCGGCCTGTGCGTCACCGATGACTTCATCGACTGTGCTTTTGACTTCAAGAAAACTTGTCTTGGCCTCACGGTACAGCGAGCAAAGCTCAGTGATCCCCTTAACGCAAGCATTTGCAGCAAAGAGGATGGAGATAGGATCAATTTACAGCCCCAAGACTTTTTTGACCAACTCGCCAACAAAACCAGGGCCAAGCAACACAGCGCCGATGACGATGTAGAGCAAGTACTCAATACGCGTCATGCGGCGGTCGCCGTCCACAAATGACTTCTCTATGGCGGCGTAGCGTTGGGCGCAGACTGCCTCATGCACCGCAAAGTCGATTTCAAGTTCTTCACTCATGGCGCAGGCTCAACAGGCGCCTCGATCACAGGCGGTGCTTCAGCTACTGCCGCATCGTGGATTGCTTGTTCTTCAGCGGTGTACTCCACTTGTGTGGTTACACCTGTTTCGCAATTAACTACTATTCTGTGTGTCATGATGTTTACTCGTAAAGAATGTTGATAGTGCCAGCGTCAAAGGTTGGAGTACCTGAAACAGTTGTAATGCGAAGTCTGTCAAGTGTGCCACCAAGAGTTATATCTCCACCACCCACTCCAGTTTGATTTGTAGCAACTTTAAAAGTGTGATCCGATACCCAAATATTACTACCTAGCGTTTGTATTTTCATTGAACCACTAAAAGTATAACTAGCTAAATCATTCCAAACTATAAACCCCGCAGTGGATGAAACATTACTTGTTGTAGTAATGAGATATTGACCTGTTGATATGTAACCTGTGCTCGTTACACTTCCCGCGCCAAGCTGAACCAAGATATGTGATGTTCCACTTGTAGATACACCCGCAAACATCACAGTAATACGCTTCACCCAAGACGGTATGCTTGTAAAGTCAATGCTCGTTCCACTGGTAGAAGCAACAGCAGTACCAGAGGTAATTCCAAGCACAGCGCCAGAGTTGATCGTGACGCTTGCTGAACCATCAATTATTGTGCTCATTGTTTAACCCTCATACAAAATGTTGATAGTGCCAGCATCGAATGTCCCTGTGCCTGCGGTGTCGGTAATACGAATTTGAGTTAATGCCGCAGCCAAAGAAATATCACCCGCAGCCATTACAACTACTGTTGTAGAACTTTTAGTAACTGCGTGATAAACCCAAGTATTAGAAGTTAAGTTTGTGATTGTCATCGTTCCAGAAACAACAGACGCCGCATTACTGCTTGACGCTAAAAAACCATTAGTTGCATTTGTATTTCCCCCCGTACCCGCGTTAACTGATGCTAAAGAAGAAAGATAGCCAGTAGAAACAAAACCACTTGATGTTCCTAACTGAACAATTAAATTGTTAGCGGCGTTTGTACTCACACCACTAAACATCACAGTAATTTTTTTGACCCATGCAGGCAAACTTGTAAAGTCAATCGAAGTACCACTTGTAGAGGCAACAGCAGTACCCTGAGTAATCCTTTGCACTTGTGCTCTAGATGCGGCGCTATCAGTCGCAAAGAACTGCCCGTTATATTCAATATTGCCAGCGGCTGCTGTGCCAATCAGCGTGTCAGAAGTTAAAACAAGTATTGACATGATTAAGCCTTCAAGTCTTTGAGTTGGTCAGTTGTTGTACATGAATCAGCCAACTTGGTGATGTCACGCAATCTTTGCTTTTCAGCCACAATTGCTGTGGTGTCTGCATTTGTTTCTGATGCTCTTTGAAACGCTACATCTTGAGCCGCCAATAAAGCCTCACGCTCAGTGCGTAGACGGGCTTTAGTGATTTCTTTGGCTTTGTCAATGTTGATGGTAATCATTCTGAATACTCCCATGCGTTGCGGAAGGTGCGGTCTGTTGGGATGTCAGCCACATCCACAATCTTGTAGGGCTTGCCAGCAGGAACATCTTTGGCGGCAATTTGCTCAATAGTCATTGTTTCAAGCGCTTCTGGTGATGGAATGATGATGGCCACGCCACCATCGTCAGTTGGGTAGATGATTCTTTGGTTCATTTTGTTCTTTCAGCGAAAGATGGATATGCACATAACGA